GGCAGCCCCGAGAGGGGCCGCCCGTGCAGTGCACATCCACCTGCCTCCTTCACATGGAGGTATTCTACAATCAAAGGAGCAGCATTGCCGTCGAAGCAAAGAAATCTACCACCACCCTTCAGTACTGTAGGTGTGGTAACAGATTCCTTTATTAGTGATCATCCGATCACTAACCCAAGCAGTTCTTCTGTTACGAAGAACGACTTTGGGACGCTTCTACACGGGACGCAGTTCACTGCGTCGGATGGGCATCCTATTTCTCAGATTAGAAAATCTGGGATAAAGGACATCGGTGGTCCGTTCCGAAGCACAAGATCTTACGTAGCCAGTCCGGCTACTAAGTCTTTTGCTAAGGTCGAAACATCGGTTACGGCAGGAAAGCAGGTGAAGACCTACTCAGGTCCTCTCCTCCCTTTCCTCCCAACGAGCGGCGGGAAATTGCTAGCACCGCCTAGCGCTGCGTCAACAACTGCAGCGCTAGAAAAACTCGGTGCTACCGCGATTGCTCGCTGTAAGCCCACGAATTCGCCTGGGGACCTTGCCACATTTGTCGGAGAGACGATCAAGGAGGGTATTCCCTCTCTGATAGGCTCTCAGACGTGGAAAGACCGAACCCGCCTCGCGAGAGGCGGGGGCAAAGAGTATCTCAATGCCCAATTCGGTTGGCTACCCCTAGTTGGTGAAATTAAAACTTTCGCCAGCAACATCTCTAAGCTCGATGAGACTATGTCTCAATACGAGCGAGATGCGGGTCGCCTAGTCCGTAGACGTTTCGAATTCCCAATGCAAAGGACCGTTACTGAACGGAGAATCGGTTCGGTGGGTGGCTCTCGAGCCATCTACCCGAACACGCAATCCGATTTCATTAGCGGTCCCCGGGGGACTGTGTGGTGTACCACTACAACGGTACACAGGAGGTGGTTCTCAGGTGCGTTTACGTACTCGCTACCGACCGGATATGACTCCCGGTCGAAGCTTGGACGTTTGCGCCTGATGGCCGATAGACTCGGCCTCGATCCTTCTCCAGACACAGTCTGGAACCTAGCTCCCTGGAGCTGGGCTGCTGATTGGTTTACGAATGCCGGAGATGTTGTTTCCAACCTCTCCGACTTCGCATCTGGCGGCCTGGTAATGGCCTATGGCTATATGATGGAACATAGTTCCGTCACAGATAGCTATAGACTTGCCGATTACACGGGTTTGATCCCGGCAATGGGCAAGCCCCGTTCCCTCGATGTCGTCACTGAGACGAAATTGAGGATACGGGCCAACCCCTTTGGTTTTGGGGTAGCGTGGGACGGTTTGTCTCCGTTCCAGCTCTCCATATTGGCTGCGCTCGGCCTTAGCCGAACGTAGTGGTAGTTTTGCACTACACACCACCAAATGCCCATCTAGTATGGGTGAAAGGAGCAAATGCCTATGGCTTTTGCTGACCCTCAGTCCATTACTATCGCTCCGAATGCTGCGGTCTCGTTGCCTCGCACTAACGTGCAGAACAACAAGTCCGAGTATCAGAGCGCCGATGGCCTGATCCTCCTGTCCGCTTCCAGCGCCTACGGGCGTCGGACGCGGCGGGTTCTCAGGGTCGACCACTCCAAGATCACGGCAGACCCGTTTATCCCGAGCCAGAATGCCAAAGTTTCGATGTCAAACTACATCGTCTTTGACCTTCCGGTCGCGGGGTACACGAATGCCGAGGCCAAGGCGGTGTATGACGGTTTCAAAACCCTCTTCACCGCGGGCACCGACGCCTCGATCGTGAAACTCCTTGGCGGAGAGTCCTAACGGACGCTCTTCCGAGAGCTTCTACAGATCAAGGCCCGATCCCCCACAATGGAGCAAAGGCGAACGTTTGTATTTCGTTTGCGTTCTCTTCATTGCGATTGGCTTGGTCGTCTTCTCCCTCCGCTCTAATCTACGAGCTGGGGCAGATCGACCAGATGCGCAGAATACTCCTCGTGCAAAAAGCAGAGGAGCTATCTGTCTCTGGTCAAGCGACCTGAACAAGGAGACTCCGTATCCCACACTTGTCTTGACTTTTCATCGTCGAGCCATGTGTGATCGCGGTACCCCTCTATGGGGTTACAGCGAAGTGGATATGAGCATCATGCCGTAGGCTTGGATAGCTAACCCATTCCGATAAGGAGTAGGGGCTATGAAAAGCCAACGACAGCTCCGACCAAAGAAAGTTGATTACTTTCTTTGGAAAGTGATTGCAGAAGAATCTGCAGTCAGATGTTGCACTAGCACCACCCTCGACTGGAAAACAGTCGAGACTCGGACCAAACACGAGGGGTTCTCGTTTCTCACGATTACCCTCGCTAACTTTGGAAAAGACTTCGAAAGATGTCTTGACCAAGGCTATGTAGATCCCAGTGCTTTCCATGGTTTCCATAGAAAGCAAGGTCTCCCCCGATTTCTCGGAGGTTTCCTGGATCAAGTGTTTGACCGAGGTTCTGGAGTGCTGCTTGATGACCCGAACGTGGAAGCGATCAAAGAGATACGTCAGCTAACGCTGATGTACTCCAAGATCCTGCTCCCGTGCAGCGATGCTCGAGAGCAGGCCGCGTACGATGGGTACATCAAGAGTGAGCAGGATGTCGGCATTGAAGATAACCGTCGGAGCCCCATTGACTTGGAGGCATTCCGCCGTGTATCTCATATGCTCTTTGGGAAGATGTTCTTGAGTATAGACCGCGAGGTCTATTTCAATTACACCGTTCCAAAGCATGGTCCAGGTGCGACTGCTGATAGATTGCGTGCGAACGCAAAATATCGTCAGCACACCTGGCCCAGTCGGTTGGAGAAATGGTTCCCTATGGAACTGTATCTCCTCCCTTCTCCCCGTTATTACGAGGAGTTGGCCGAAATCGACATCCTCGAGCCTGAGACGGAAATACCCGTAAGGATAATCTCCGTCCCTAAAACGCTCAAGACACCGAGGATAATTGGGATTGAGCCGACTGCGATGCAATATGCACAGCAGTCCCTCCTCCCCCTTATCCTCGAAGGAATCAAGGATTTCCATCTTGGCTCCTTTCTTGGATTCGATGACCAGACGCCTAATCAGCGTATGGCCAAAGAGGGTTCCCGTACTGGGAAACTTGCTACACTAGATCTTAGTGAAGCATCCGATCGTGTCTCGAATCAGCTAGTAAGAAATCTAGCATTATCTGAAGGGCCAACGCTTCAGGCCATTCAGGCGTGCAGATCTACGAACGCTGATGTACCTGGACATGGTGTTATACCATTGTCCAAGTTCGCGTCTATGGGCTCAGCTCTCACTTTCCCGATCGAGGCGATGGTATTCCTTACCATCATCTTAATTGGGATAGAGAGATCGCTCAGCACACAGATGACTCCCGAGCTCCTATCGGAGTTTCGAGGGTCAGTGCGCGTCTACGGAGACGACATCCTTGTCCCCGTAGAACATGTGCGATCCGTGATCGATACACTCGAACTCTTCGGAGCTAGAGTGAATCGCGACAAGTCCTTCTGGAACGGTAAGTTCCGGGAGTCTTGTGGGAAGGAGTACTACGACGGCCATGACGTTTCCATTGTCAAGGTCCGCCGAGTACTTCCCTCATCGCGGAAGCACGGGCTTGAGGTAATTTCCATGGTGGCTTTCCGTAACCTTCTCTATTGGGAAGGCTATTGGTCCACCTGCCAATGGATAGACTGCAAGATCCGGGCGATGCTTAAGCATTTTCCGGTAGTCGAGCAGACTACTCAAGCGCTTGGGCGTGAATCCGTTCTACCCTACAGGGCGGAACGAGTAAACGCTGAGCTACACCGGCCTGAAATCCGGGCCTATGTAGTTCGTTCACGACTCCCCAAGAGTGATCTTGAGGGGCCGGGAGCCTTGCTCAAATGGATGCTATTCAAGCAAGGGCTTAGGCGGGATGAGCGTTCTGCTCATCTCCCCGAACCTGTGTTGGATCAGCATCATTTGACACGTGCTGGACGTGCCGATGCCGTCGACATCAAGCTCGGCTGGACTACTCCTTACTAACAAGTGGAGTAGGTGGG